AGGTCATACGACCTTGACCCTGAGGTTTCTTGCTGCCACCAGCGGGATTAGGACCAGTGTTTTTAACAGCACGAGAAGAGTATGCAGCACCGCTGTGCTTGCTATCACCAGAGACCATCTTGCCGCCATCAGAGCGACTGTCTTGGTATTCTTTCTCGGACTGACCGTGTTTACCCTTGTAAATTTCGTCTAATTCTTCTTCCTTGACACAGTTAGGGACTTCTTTGCCGCCCTTTTTCTTTGTGCCTTTGGCTTTGTAACCATCCCAACACGTAGATGCTCCCACGTTTTTACGTGCTTGCTTGAGTCCTTCAAGCATCTGTGTATGGAGGTCTTCAATGTCAATACCTACGACTTCTTCCTTAGCAGTTACACCAAGGTCAGCAGCGTCACGTGCTGATTTCTCTCCTTTCTTACCGACAACGATGTAGCGTCCGTCTGCTTTCTTACCAGTGATAAGCATAGACTCTCCACCTGATTGCACAACGCGACCAACATTACGGTCGTCACCATGCTCTTTCTTTTTCTTCGCGACTGACTGTCTGTCAATCTTGAATCCAGCGTATCCTTCTACGACAGGCTCATAAGCATCGAATGCTTCCATAACCTTAAAGACTCCCTCTTTGAGTCTCTCGCTAGTGGGGATTGTATCCTCTTCAATGTGATTGAGGATTCTACTCTGCTCTGCCTGAGTATAATTCATCAGTGCTGCAGAGACCAGCATTTCTAATGTCATCGTTTTGCCGTAACTATACAGTATTATTTAGTTGAAGCGTTTTTTCTAATCGCTGCGTTGAAATCTGAGAATTTAACTACCTTTTGGCCAGGTGTCATATTCTGCAGTGCCTCACGGTAGCGGTCAGTGCCTGCCTTCCATGTGTTACCACTGCCATCATCAGCACTGTAGTTGCTTTGGTCCTTAGTAGTATCAGCAGCAACCTCTTGTGCATGACTGAGGTCGTCTGGTCCTAGGTGAGCAACCTCAGTGACGTGACGTAACCACGCACGAATTTCGCTTCCATCTTTCATCTCGAAGATAACATAATTAGGTCCACGATGTACAATGTGACCACGGAGTCCACTGTCATCATGCTCTACAATAGCACCAACCTTAAAGATATGGTTGAGCATATAGTAGTCACGGAATGATTCAAAGTCTAACTTAGGAGCATACTGCCATACAGATTCATGGATACCTTCACCCTTCTTAGGTTTCTTACCCTTAGCAGGAGGGGTCATGCCTGCAAGCACGTCCTGCATTAGTTTCTTAGAGTCCTTGTATCCACCAGTCCCATGATGGAATGAGTCGTGATCTCCCCCTTGGGCATGAGCTCGCATCTTTGATGCTGACAGATTTTCAATAGGGTCATCACTATCATTAGCACGAGCACCTGCAGACTTAATGTTAATAGATTTGAAGTCATAATGAATGCCGTTGTACTTGTTGGTCAACGATTCAAACTCTTTAACTCGGTCATCACCTACAACCATAGTGACATGCTCATGACCCTCATCATGGAGGTCACGTAACACATCAAATACATTTCTGTGTGCCTCGTTGTTTTGGATTGCGTCCTTATGTTGCTTAAACATCTTACGCATGTGGTCCACCTTCTGCTGTGCAGACAGTGGATTCTTCTTGTGGTCCTGTGACCTAGAGGGGTAGATTCTATAATTACCAGAGTCACCACCGTGTGCTTTCACTGCATCAAGAAGTTTGCCATGACCTGCATGAGGTGGGTTAAACCTACCGAAGGTAATAGCGACATGTTTGTCTTCTAATTTCTTGTCAGCAGCAGTCTTGCCCTTCGATGAAGTGGAAGGTTTCTTCGCCTTTGCTGCAGCTTGTGCTGCCTCTTGGATGAATTGTAGAAATTTCATTTACCCCAGTCTTTAGCTACTGTGAAGTTAGCGCGAGAGAATTCTAATCTGTCTACGAGTTTGAGTGCCGCACCGTCACGGATTGCAACGAATCCTTCAGGGTTGGTAGCACGTAGACCGTTTTCTGTTTCCAGAAATGTGCCGATACTTTTAATTTGTATCAGTTTATTTATGATTAAAGTCTTTGCGTCCATCAGGTTTTTGAAACCATCAAGTGCTGAATTCATCATATTGCTATTAGTATTTAGGTATTTCATTGACTCTGCCTTACGGTTAGTCCAGTCTAACTTAGACTTGAGAGTCTTCTTCTTATCTATTTCCTGTGTATACTTGTCACTTACAAACTTTTTGAAACCGTTTGCCATCTGTGATGAGGATGTAGGGATGACACCACCTCTGACAATCTGGTTGAAATAAACCTTAAAGAGTGCAGGTAAACTGAAGGGACCCTTACCACCCTGTATCGTGTCAAGAAATCTACCACCAGAGGCGAGAGACTTCTCAGCAGAGAGAATGACAGCGTTGAGTCTAGACTTCTCAGCAGGAGACAGGTTTGCTGCTCCATTGATATTCTCAAACGTAGAGGAGAATACTGCTACGTCTCTGACACCCTGCAGTTTACTTACATCAACACCAAAACCTGCTGACAGACTGTCCATGCTATTACCTGAGTAAGTCGTATGGAATACGATACCCATCTTACTAGCACCTACCTTCTTACCCATAGGGGAGTCAGCATTCAACACATAGGTAATGGTGTTGGGTTTGAATTTGTATTCTCCTGACGACTTGGAGAGTGGTTTACTATAGAGCAGGTCACCCTGTAGCACACCATCAATAGGCAGGTCCTTTAGATACTTAAGACACAACTTAAGAATGGACCCGACTGTTGACCCTGCATAAAACCTGTCAGCATCAGCGTCAGAATATACAATCTTCGGGTCAGTCTTATTGAAGACCGACTTGGTGCCGACAAAGAATTGTTTAGTCTCAGGATTCCTACCACAAATGACAGCGGGTGCACCATCCCACTTGGTAGTAATCTTCACCTTAGACCCACCGCTACCCTCGGTGAGCATGTCACGGAGTGCTTTGAGAAAGTTGATAGCATTGGTGGCACCTGCAGACCCTTGGTTAAAGATGTCATCTTCTAGGTGCTCTAGGTGTGTGTTCTTTGCCATGTCTGTATTATAGCAGGTCTAGAGGGGTGTGGGTAGGGGGAGTGGACACTTTGACAACCTACTCCAGCTTGTAGTAGGGGGCAGAGATGCTGGACTGAGATGAAGCATATAGTAAGAAGTCTTCACACAGTTGGTCCCTCTTCTCTCCTTTAATAGAGTCAATCAGATTAAACAGTTGGACTGCCTGCCACTTAGAGTATAGGAATGGGTCAGTCACCTTCTTAGGGTCCTTGAATAGTTTCTCTATCTCTGCAGGTGTTGACTTGGCATACTTCTTGAGTCCTGCCTTAATGTCAGCAATCATCTGGTCACGATTATTCGTAACCATACGTGCAGCAGTGGTAGGTATTTGTTTAGCACCACCCAGATGATTCTTAATCAGTAGGTTGATAGGACCAAGAGATATCTTTCCTTGGTTAGCACTAGCACCCTTGACTTCACCCTGCCATCCTGTCAGTTTAGTGCCACCAAATGTCCTGAATTGAATCTTCACACCACTCTTATAGATGATGTAACCATCTAGTGACTCCTTACCCATCTCAAAGCGAGAAAACTGTTGCTCATTCTTCTGCTTCTTATCGAAGTTGATGGGTTTCATTCTTGCTGCAGCGGTAATCTTCTTAAGAGATACACCGATAGCGATATTCTTTTGTATCCTCTCTTGCATACACTGATTCAATCCCCTGATACTCTCCTCTTCACCTAGACATGCAGGGTCAAATGCAGGACCAATCAGATATATGTCAGCAGGAGACCACTTATTCTGGTCCATTCTGATGCCTTCCTTCTTAGCAACTCTCTTGAAGGCACCTTCAATTCTATCTACTGTCTTACTACCACGGTGGAAGACATAGTTTTTACCTAGAGTGGAAATGATTTTCTCTGCACCTTTGTTACAGGAATCAATCCAATCCTCAGACAATTCTCTTCTTAGTTTCTCGCAGTCATTACGTGCGATGTCAGCAGGGATGTCAAACTTACTTGATGCCTTTCTAATGTTGGCCACATCAAACACTGTGCCTGCATCTGATTTACCAGTCACTGCTCTCACTGCAGCAAAGACACACTGTGCTGACTCAGTTAACTTAGTAATCTCAGCACCAGCACCACTACCGCCAGCACCCTTCTGCTTGTATACAAATTCTGTTAGTGTCCCTCTAGTAGATTCAACTACTGTGCCAGAGAAACTAGATGGTGGCCATCCTCTCTGATACTTAGGGTATCTCAGAGCATCATGCCAATCGATATTCTCCTTAGTCAATGCATCTTCAATCGCTTTCTTCGCTGCGATTCTATCCTTACTGACTACACGGATACGTGTCAAAGATGCAGACGGACTGCCTATGATTTGTGACTCATAGGTTTCTAAAACTTTGTTGGTGGCTAGGAGTATCTCGTCCTCAGTATTGGACTTAGCCATGCTCTTAACTTAAGTTACAAGAGTATTTAGGCAGATGTTTCCAGAGACACTGATGCGGTCCTCATCACAATTAAAGAATGGATAGACACCATGGTTTAGTTTTGATGGGAAGAATAGCATAGTATCATTCCACTCGGGGTCTAGTTGATACTGATAGGATGTAATCTCTCCTAGGATATTTGTGAAGTGAAACTCAAAGTTGGATGCTGTGCCTTTACTGTTGTCACATAGAGCATACTGCTCTCTCCAATCAGTAGGTATATTCAACCAGATAACAAAACTATACACTCCAAAATGATTATGAAATGGATTGTAGTTAGTTTGCTTCATGGTATTCATCCACAGGTTATCCAACATGAATGGATGTGTCCCTCTGGTAGGCACATTGAAGTCACCAAACTCCTCAATGTATCTCCCAATGAATCGTGTGCATACCTTATTAAAAAACCAGTCCCCTTCATCTCTAAGATAAAGAGAACTGTCTACATGACCAAGCAACTCTAACTTGGCATCTTCTTTTGCCTTGTAGATATACTGCCAGAGTTTACCAGACTCTTGACTACTGAGTGTGTCCTCTAACCACCCTAGATTAGAGGGAATTATGCTCCGCATTATACTTATCCTTGTTGTTTACATACCAAGTATCAGGATTTGTCTTACGAATGACGATGTAACCGTCATCTTTATTTGGGACATCATGATGTGTGACAACTTCGTATTCTACTTTACTTAGGTCCCATCCAAGATGCTCCATGGCATCATTTAATTCAAGTGTTAATAGCAAAGTTTTACTTATCCTCCGTCCTTTATACTTTGAATTGTCATTTGAGAACGATCTTGGCATTGGTTAGAATTCCAGTGACGAATTACTCCGCTAACAATAAAACAGTTAGTGACAAGATAAGTGAGAAGTATAATAGTCCGTAGCACAACCACGTGGTTGTCATATTTTTCTGTCTTGTCATCGGAAAAACTACCTAGTGTATACTTCCACGTCTTGAGGACGCCCCTAAATGTCACCTGGCGCTCTGTTTTCACTGTAGTTTACCTCAAACATACCGCCTGGATATCGTGCTGCAAGTTTGAGAGTGTTGATGTAAATGATTTCATCAAGTCGAGTGTCAAGTGCCATTGCTGCCTGTGCAACATACCACATGATGTCACCCAATTCTTTTTGCAGGTGCTCTTTAGTAGCAGTGTCATAGGGTTTGCCTTGAAACTTCAGTTTCTTAACAATCTCCATGAATTCTCCTGCCTCTGCAGACATACCAGATGCAGCAGTATCAAGACGAGAGATGTTACAACCTGCTCTCTTCAACTCACCATAACGGTCCATCAAAGAATTGAAGTCCTTAGATGCCTCTGAAGTTACACGGTCAACAAACTCAGTGTATTTGTCAAGGTCAATCTCAAACTTCTCGTTACCTTTCTTCTTTGCTTTCTCGCGCTCTTCAATCTTCTTGTCAACTTTACGCTTTGACTGGGGAGCACTGCCCATCTTTGCTGCCATATCTTCGGCAGTCTTAGGGGTGTCATCAACTTGTTTTTGTGCTTGCCCCTGTGCTTCATCTACCTTGTCACGTGCAGCACTATTGATACGCTCAGCAGCAGCATCTTGGTTGCCATCGTTAGGGTCGAAATTTTGGGTAAACTTATTTGCGTTTGCCATAGTTAAATTTTGAATCCTTCAAATTGTTTTTTACTGTCAGTTTTGTATGACACAGGGTTGTCAGGTATATCACCAGCGTCGATGATGTCTTCTTGTGCCGACTGCTCACAATCATACAATCTCATCTTCGCCCTGTCAATACCCACCACGAATCGCTTATACATGGTGGGGTCATTGTATCTATTCTTCAACTGCTTGACCATAATCTGACCCATCTGCTCCATATCTTCTGTGGAGATGAGAGCAATCATCAGGTCAGCAGTAGCAGGTAGACCAAACGATTCACTGGTGTCAGTAATCTCTACGTCAGAGTTACCGTATCCAGAGCGAGTGGTCTGAGTTGCAGACACGATAGGCACATTCATTTTGCCTGCTAGTCCACGCAACTCTTCAGCGATTGACTTCACATAGGTATATGAGTTTACAATAGTGCCTTTATACCTACTACTAGCGCAGATATTGAGATAATCGACAAAGATAATGTCAGGATGGAAACCTTTTTTAAGGGACAACTCATTTAATAGTGACTCGAAGTGACCAACGTGTGCCGATGCAGTAGGATATTCCTTGACAACAAGTTTACCCTGTGTCTTCTGCCTCAACTTATCCATCTTAGCACGATACTTTGCCTTAGTAAACAGGGGGTCGCTTAAGGTTTGGATTGGGATGTCGAGGAGGTTGGCATCAATTCGCTCAGCAATCTTTTCCTCTGCCATTTCACATGTAATGTAGAGTACGTTGCGCCCTTGCATGAGGCAGGCACTAGCCACATGGCACATGAATAGAGACTTGCCGACACCTGTACCAGCGAGTGCGATATTGAGAGTCTTATTAGGGAGACCACCTTTGGTAATCTTGTTAAGATACTCAAGGTCGAATGGAATCTTTTCTTCTTTTCTGTGGTAGAAATCGTAACGGTCATCAGAGTCAGCTAGGTAATCGTGTCCCACGTGGTCATCAAAGCATACACCCAATGCCTCTGACATGATGCTAGGAATAGCATCCTTAGTACGTGTCTTGTCTTGACCGTCAGCAATCTTTACAGACTCCATCAGGGCAAGGTAAATTGCTCTCTCCTTACACCACTTCTCAGTGGTATCCAGCAACCACTCTTCATTGTAGTGGTCTCTGTCGAGGTTATCAAGGAAAGACTCTACTTCATTGTAGATATCCTCTGTAATGTCACGCCTCTTTTCGACTTCAATCTTCAGAGCATTAGGCTCTGGTGTGGTGTCAAACTCATTAATGTATTCAGATAACGTTTCAAAAAGAATACGTGATTTGAATACGTCGAAGTATTCAGGCTTAATAAAGGGCAGGACTTTGCGACTGTAAGACTCATCCAAGATGAGTTTACTGAGAGCAACTTCCTCAATTTTTAGACTCATGTATAATGTAGATAAGTGGTAACGATATACTTGTCATCACTGACAGGAGGTAGTCCTGCATGTGGAAACATCCACATAGGAGGAAACATAACAATTCTACCACACTTTGCAGTTACTTTATAGTCTAACTGCTCAAAGAAAGTCTCGCCACCTTCTGTCACATCATTCATATACATGAAGAATGAAACAAAACGACGAGCAGATTCATGGTTACCCACATCGATGTGAGTATCGAATCTATCGCCAGCGGTAGCGGAGTATTTATGCATCTTGATTTGCTCAAGACTATTTTCTTTTGGCCATAGTTTATCCATCTTCATGTCGATGGCATACTGCTGACCACATGCTTGGATTGCTTGGATGAGTTGGTTATGAATTACATTCCACTGTGGATGTTGCTTCTCCTCTGACATAAGAGTCAGGTTAAGAGAGGTCATCTGAGGTGTCTCTAGACGGACAACATTCTCATCCACCTTGAATAATTCGATGGCATACTTGCACATATTATAGTCAAGTACATCATCATAGATTTTGATATACTCTTTAAGATCCATACCCAAACTCCTTCGCAGCACACTCGTCGAGTGCCTGCATTATTTCTGGCGTGAAATACTTGTCAGGAGAGGCAAGAATAGCAGAAGGATAAACGGAAGATTCCCCAACAACAACGCGATTCCCCTTCCGTTGGAAGACTCCATATTTCTCACCCAATTCCAGTAGGCCGTAATACTTGTCCAGTCCACGTTCGTCGTAATAAAGTCGAGTCTCAATCTCGTTATTCTCCTTGGTTAATCTTGACTTGGCGGTTTTGCATTTGATAAGATTTCCAACAACCGTCTTACCATCTTTTTCCTTCTTCTTTGATAGATATATAATTGTTGATGCAGCGTATTTGAGTCCACTTCCACCTCCCATCTCCTTCGTAGGAATATACGCACCCACTACATCATATGTATGATTAGTAACAAGAAGTGGGACGTTTGCTTTACCTAATTTTAATGTTAGCACACGGAAGATAGATTTGACAACCTGTGCACGTGTCATGTCACGGGTCTCTTTACCTGCCTCAGAATCTTCAATCTCTTTAGTGGTAGACAGCATACCTAGAGAGTCCAATACAAACATCAGAGGTTTGCGGTCTTCTGCTTTCTGCTCAAGATACTTGTCAAGAATCTTAATAGATTGTGTGCGGAATTCCTGTACTGTGGTAACAGGCACGACAATCATACGCTTTGAATCGATGTTACGCGACTCAATCATCTCCTTAGAGATAGCAGATTCAGTCTCAAAATAAATGACTCCAGCGTCAGGGTCCATTTCCAGATAGTGTTTGACAATCGACAGACAGAAGAATGTCTTACCAGTCGATGACTCACCAGCGATTGCTGTAATCTTATTGGATGGAATACCTCCGTAGATACTGCCAGATACTAGACCATTAAAGATGTATGACCCTGTATCAACAAACGCAGAGGTGTCTCCTGCAGACACACCATCAGCAACTACCGTTGCATATTCATTGTCAATCTCTTTTACAATATCCTGTAGAAAATTCATACCCATCGTTTAGTCTGTAAGTATTTTAGCACGTCTTCACGCACGTCCATCAACTCATTATAGCATGATTGGTTGTGAGCGCAAGAGCGCAGTTTGTCATCTGGTTTATGGACTGACTCAATAAAGATGTCAAGTGCCCTATTCCATTTGTCTTTTTTAGATTCTATGCCCATAGTGCCTCTAGAGTGTTACGTTTTTCTGCATCCCATCCAATAGTATCCAAGATTACCTGAAGGGGGTCAAGGAAACTCTTCTTGAATTGGAGGTCATAATCAATACTCCCCTGCAATCCAAACTCATGCGGTAGAGTTTGGAAAAATGATACCACGTTTTCATTAATCTTATTAGGGGTGCTTAACATTATGTACTTAATCTTCTCACCCTCCTGAATGAGAGGATACTTGTGTGTAAGTTTCTTTTTCTTCACCCAGAAATTATACAGCAGTGCACCACGCACATGCATAGGACAACCCTTGCCATAGATTGTGGCAGGTGAAGAATTCTTTGCAATGTTATTACACCCACGTGGGAATGCAATCTCTTCGGCAGACATACCTTCAAACTTCTCACGGAAGTCAGCAATGTATTGCTGTGCTGCTGCCTCATCTTCATTCATGATGACATTAAGTGCTTCTTTAATAGCGACACGGCATGGTGCAGGGGTAGAAGACTTAACTGCTTCGATACCCATCATCTTGAGTTTAGGCTCAGCATACTGCACACCTTCACTATTCCATACGTTGAGAATATATCTCTTCTTAGCAGTCCAGATACCTTTGTTAGCGATATTCTCTCGCTTCATCACCATCTTCTGATCGTAGGCATTTACATAGGACGCCAACGCTTCATAAGAATTTCGTATATACTTCTCAAATTCCACTTGACACACCTTGTCAAGGAACCTAACAACACTCTCATCGCTCTTCTCTCTGCCTTGGAATACCTTGTCAACAAAAGGACCCAGATTGAGATAGATGGAATCAGTATCACTAGCAATAACGTAGTCATCATTATCAGTTTTTAGAATTTTGTTTAGGTAAGCATTCATCTTGTTTTCAATCCATCGGATGCTTACCTGCCCCGATAGAGTAATCGCTTCAGCATTTGCCAGATTGTAATACCTGAAGTATTGATTTCCGATGGCACCATAGGCAGAGTTGAGTTGGATTTTCCTTGCCATTTGGATGTTGTTGAATCGGGACACATCCTTGCGAAGTGATGCGGTCTCTGCAGGTGTCTTGGCATCTTCAAGATGCTGCTTAGCGGCAAGCATCTTCCCCTTGTAAATCTTTCTTTCATCGTAGATTCGCTGCATCATTTCTGGAAGGAAACCATGAATGTCCTTACGATACTGAGCACCGTTAGCACAGACACAATACTCTCCCTCAATATCTAGCGACTCCTCAAGTATCTTATCAACCGTAACTGTTGGATGTCGCTCATCGACGAGGGTCTCGGGCGAGATGTTGTACTGCATAATAAGATGGGGATAAAGACTATTAAGGTCAAAAGAGACCACCCAATCATACTTTCCAGGAATCGGTTCTTTGACATATGCCCCCGCATACTTTTCGTCCTTCTTAGTAGTTAGACGAGGAGGCACCACAATGTTACGAGTTTTAAGGTCATTGTAAATAAGAGTGTCCCACATGCGGACCTGAGAATATACATCCTCAAAGTTAACCTTGGCATCATATGCCATGGTCACTGCCAATTCAATCAACCTCATCTTATCTTCTAGTTGGTCAACCAGATTCACGTCATGGATGTTGTATTCCACGAAACGTTGCCAGTTAGACGTATAGAAGTCCTTAAAGTTTTCAAACTCCGTATGGTCTAGTTTTGCATCACCCAACTCAACCATTGCAATGTGGTCAAGACGATATGATTCTTGGTTGGTGTAAGTAAACTTCTTATAAAGGTCAAGGTAGTCAAGGATATTGACACCTGTAATCTCATAAGCAATGTTTTTACGACCCTGAATGATAATCTCTCTGTCCATCACACGATTCCATGGTGACAGAGACTTCTTCCACTTCTCACCTAGCACACGCTCAATGCGACGGCAGATATAAGGGATGTCATACAGGTTGTTATTCCAACCAGTGATAATGTCAGGAGTGTTTTGTGTCCACCAACGATGGAAGTCAGTCAACATCTCCTGCTCGGTCCAGAAGACACGGTATTCATTATCAACCTTTGCTTCCCTAGTGCCCCAAGTAATAATTTCCTTGGTATTGAAATTCTTCATGGTGATGCATAGCATTTCCTCAGCGGACGCTTCTACATCAGGGAATCCATTCTCACATGCCACCTCAATATCAATCGTCCAGATTGACATTTGGGACATATCATAATCAATCTCACCAGCAAACTTCTGTCCGATGTGTTGGTATACGAAACGCTCGTATCCATGCACCTCCAGACCTACAGCATCCTGATACTGCTTAAGAAACTCACGTGCTTCTCGTGCACCATCAAACTTTTTTGGGTATGCTTTTCTACCGTCTAGTGTCCTGTAATCAGAGGGACGCTTCTGTGCATCTGGCACAAAAAACAATGTTGGTTTACACCGCTCCCTATACTGCACTGCTTCACCATGCTCGTAACCACGATAAAGAATGTCGTCACCTAGAAGGACCAGACTGGTATAAAAACTACTCATTAACTGCCTTGTATTGCTTGATGATAGTGGGGCTCGGGTCCATTATACTCATGACATCATCAGATGTCAAGAAGACATAGCGTTGGTCAGTGTGCAGTGGGTAAGCCTGCAACTCACCTTCAGGTGTGATGGAGAAACAGTCTTCAATCAGCAGACTCGGCTCCTCGTCCAGCTCCTGAATCTTCCCCAACAGATAGGTCTGCGGGTGGTGTTTGAGAATAATCAATTTTAGCATCGTCTTTCTTCATGTTTTTATATTTCTCTAGCACCTCATGATATCCCTGCATCACATTGTCATGTGGGTCGCTAACAGCGACAACGGAATATAGAGTTACCAGTGCTCTACCCTTAGTCAGAGGTGACCACGGGAAGAATTGTAGTTTCATATCCTGCAGTGCTTTCAACTGGTCTTCTTCAAACTCAGGTGCACTGATAGTGATAGTGAATGCATCTACAAAGTCATACGCAAGTGCTTTAGTTGCAGTAGGAGATTCACGGACCTCCTTGATGTCAGCTATTACGTCCTCTCCGCTTTGCATTCTTGCGATTTTTACGGTCATAGTCTTTACCCATTAAGTTTTCATAAGTGCCCTCTACCATTTCGAGGAATGCTCGCCGTGCAGAAATGTTTTTCTCATCCTTAAGGATGTGCACATACTGCATGAATTGCTCCATATGCTCGGCAGGCACATCAACGGTAACAGTATCGCTCCGTTGAGTGTATGGTGGACACAGATTTACATACAAATTCATAGTTAATCTCCACGCACTAAAAAAGACGCCCAAGGCGTCTTATTCAGTTGTATAGTATATATCAGTAATCATTGATATAACTTTGGCAGGTATCAGGATTCTTCCTACACCATTGTCTCACATAAGAGTTAGCGTCAACTTCCATAGAGTAATGAGCATGGTTGTGCATCAACCCTATGAAAATTAAAACTCCCACCAGTCCACCATTAATCAGTGTCACTGGATGGGTTAACACTTGTAGTATTGATTTCATATACTTTGAGTTTCTGATGTTCAGGTAACACCTTTGTCAACTCTACCACAAGTAATCCATTTTGAAAACCCACTGTCCCAATTTCAACATCATCGGACAGATTGAAACCTCGTGCGAAGGACCGAGAGGACACCCCACGGTGTACGTATGTCTCATCGTGTTCCTTATCCTTCGCCGCCTTGGACTTGATGACGAGGACATTACTCTCCGTGCTTACCTCAATGTCCTTCGGGTCCCATCCAGCCAGTGCTAATTCAATCCTCCATTTACTATCTGATTCCTTGACGATATTGTAAGGAGGATACTGTGTCTCTTTGACTGCTCCTACACCATAGGAGTGCAGTCTGTAGAATAGGTCATCAAAACCTACGCTAAATCTTTGTGATGCATCAAAAATCGCATCGATATCCTTAGTGGAAAACTTTCTAATGTCCATAGCTCCTTATAAAGCGAGTTTGTATTGTGTGGTCCCCGAAGGCAACCACGATTATTTAGTGAAAAAGGTGCGGTGGGATACCGTATTTATAATTACGGGTATCTAGAAAAAAATTATTGATAAATACTCATACAGACGGTCTATTTTTACGAATGAAAAAGTTAGCCGTGCTTTTAGGAATGAGTTTGTTGACGGCACCAGCACATGCCGACATTACGCATAGACTTTCCTCCAGTGTGCAGCTCACAGTCAACGCTGCAGCAACACAGGTTGAGAGAGTTGGCAACAGTTACAGTGTAACAGGTAATAACGTGGGTACAACCTACACACCTAGTGGTGGCAGTGCAGTGTCTAATGGCATCGGCGCTCTGTCAATCTCATCAGGTGTGGGATCTATCCCTAGTATCGAAGCGACCCAAGCGACTGCAGGGGAAAGTTTCAGCTTCACTCAAACTTTCTTGCAAGGTGATGCCCTATCAGGTAGTGCACCAACTGCAGGCACAGTAAGTAACTACAGTAGTCAAGTTTCTACTGCGGCGGGGTCAGCAGGAGACCTTGCAGGTACTATTGACCAGAGTGGCACTATGGCAATCACGGCTGGCGGAGCAGGTACCAGTGCTGTTGGGCAGTTTACCAGCGAAATCTTTATCAAATAGTGGAGAATCCTCGTGAGCATCCCTTTTGGAAAGATAATCACGTTTATTGTGACAAGTGCGGCGGTAGTCTTGACTACTGCTGCAGATGTCCTGGCGGTCCCCGTGGTCCCAAATTTCCAGCAGGGCCAAATGACGAGCCACACAGAAACAACGTCTGAGGTGACTGAAATTATAAACAGTATGGATTACGGTACGGGGTATACATACAGTGTGTCAGGCCATGGGGTTAAACCCTCTGGAAGTAACATGCTACCTAGCGCGGTGGAGGAGCACAGTGTGACTGCACCAGCAACAACAACTAATAGTAATGGAATTAACTCGACATGGACAGGTTTGAATTTGTCAGGGACAAGTCGTCCCGCATGGAGTCAAGTAACACCAGGTGGAAACTTCAGTTTCACAGAGCATTATTCGGGACCAGGTCTACAGAATCACACGGTCATCGAAAGAACAACAAAAATTCAAAGCGTAACAGATACCACAAGTATCTTTACCCAATAATCGCACTAGCATTTGCAGCACCAGTTAACGCTGAGACTGTAGGTGGTGTGTCTGCGACAGCAAACCCAGTCGCGAATAGTTCTGGCTCGGTGACCAACCAGGCAATTCAGGTTTTACAAGGTCCATACATCACCAACACATATGGTGATGGCATTTCCTGTCAAGGACCTACCATGAATTTTACACCCTATGTCACTAGGTCAACTTCATGGATGTTTCCATACGAGTCTCACTATAACGATCCAGTGTACAACATGCTGGACTTAGAAGGTGCCTTTGATGATAGTGGTAACCCAATTCCAGACGGGATTCCAGACAAACCTGGTGAGATTTTATATCACAGACAGATAAGGACTGGACAGAAAGATAACTACAACTGGAATGCAGGTTTCTCTGCAACTATTTCTTGGCCACTAGATGGTAAAGCACAGGAGTTGTGTAAAGAAGCAGCACGACATCATAATGAATTGCGTACGCAAATGACTGCTAATCGTAGATTAGAGTTTGAGCTTACAAGATTAACCAAATGTGGTGAGCTTGCTCAGAAGGGTATCTTTTTCAAACCTGGCACACAGTATGCTGTGCTATGTGCAGACGTGGGTGTAAGAGCACCTATTGTGCAGGGTATCCCACATACTCATTCTATTTCTTCCCCATCCTCAAAGCCTTAAGTGCTTCATATCTTTGACGTTGCTCTGCTCTACGCTCTCTAGTAGAGATGATGGGTGGCTGTTTACCTCTCATCGTAGCAATCTTCTTCATAACTTTCTTAACTGTTGGTTTGATTACTTTCAACAACAGGTCAGCCAAAGGTTTCGCTAACAGTGCAGAGGTAGTAGCGACAACAGCAATGGATGCAGTGGCAGTAACAGCACCAGCAGTGGGTATATTACCTACAACTTGGTCAGGCACAGACAATTTAACTTTAATGGGGACACATTCAATCTTGTCCCCATTTTTTATGAGTCTGTATTCGACAATTTTCTGGTCTCCTTGAATAGACCCAACAGGTTCCTTCGCTTCTTGGATTTCAGTAGGACATTCCTGCTCCTTTGCAGCGGGAGTCGGCACCTTAGGAACTTCAGGTGAAGGAGGGGGCGGCGTCGCGTCTGGAGGTGGATTATACGGGGGAACTGGCTCTTCATACTGGTATTCTATTTTATTTTTATCATAGTCTATTGGATTGAAGTTAGGCATACCAGCATCACAGAATACCTTGACACCTTTAGGGTCTTCAATCTTCAGGTCTTCTGTATTTCCTTCGTGTGCTTCTACACAACCAGGCAGATTAATAATAGGCACACCTATCTGCTGTGTAACAGGTGGTGCTGCAGGGATAACAGTGGGAGCATTTTTCAACCACTCAGGTGTGTATACTCTAGGAATCTCCGTAGTACTTACCTGGTTTATCCTTATACCATTAACGCCAATCTTGGGTATGTCCATAGGTCGCTACCAATACAACACGTCTTTGTGTCTCAGGCAATTTGTGATAATGATACCCACTAAAGATAACAATATCATCTTCAATGGGTTCGTGATACTCTGCAACGTTAGCCACTGTCTCACCACCTGCATCTGTCAGGTAAATGAGCATATTCATATGTGGGAAATCATGGTCAACGTGAGAGATAGTGTGAGATGGTGCTAAGGGTTGAGGGTCAACAGCATTAGCATTCATTCTATACACTAGGGATGCACTCAAGTTGTTGCATTCAAAGATTTGCTCCAATACATGAGAGAATAACTCTATGTGAGGAGACTTGGGGACAGAATACTTCTTAAACTCAGGTCTATCTAAAAATACATGTGAATAAAAATGGAAGTTGTCCTTCTCATTCTTATCATAAAACCATGCGAAGTCAGACCCAAGGACCAACTCCTTAAGTTGCTTGTATTCTGGTGTGAGAGGATTAGTCAACCTCTCCATGGGATAACCTTTCACATGATTCATGATAATAAATTGGTTTACTTAACAGGAATGCCGAAACCTTTAGTGCCAGGAGGTGTTGGTAAAGCAGGTCCAGTTGATGTAGGCAACTCAGGAAGTGCTTGGTCAACAGCAACAGGGAGTGCATCAGTAAGTGCTGATTGAATCGCCTTAGTAACACGAGACTTTGCTTTCTCTGCCAACTCTTCACGTTGCAGGTAAACATATCCACCTGCTGAAACGATTGTTAGTGATACTAGACCTGCGAAGATAGCAAGTCCGTCGATAATTTTACGCATAATTAGTCATCCTTTTCTTTTTTAACTTTAGGTTCGTCACTCTTTTTGGTCGTGGCAACGCCAAAAGTAGCTAGCGTTCCTGTGAAGACCGAGGCTATGAAAGTCGGATCGATATTAGTTTTTGCTAGACCTGGCACTTGCAAATAATTAATTGTCAAGATAGCTGCGGACCACCCAAGGATAGTCAGACGCACAAGTGTAGCAACACCTTCATCTAGTAAGTCGAATTTCTTAGCAGGTTTCTCCTGTGGAGTTTGTGCCATCGTACTTAGTGTGGGTACTTTATTTAGGTTTCTTGTACCGCCACTTTCTTCTTGCCGATGTTGTATTTAGACTCCAGAGTCCACTCACCTTTATCCTTAAAGGATAGGACTTTGATTTGATTGAGGGGAGCAAGGTCCTCTGCTTCTTCTGCTCTCGTAATATCTACCAATCCCCAGTCACTGAGGAGTTTTGCAATACGATTCCTACGCTGCACATCATTAGAAGTGATGTTTGTAGGTTTGCCATCGAGTGCAAACAATTCTTTGAAGTGCACAATATAATACTTACCACGTTTATGTAGAATGTGGCAAGATTGATAAAGTTTCCTCTCTTTTCGGGATGCAACACCAACTCGGGTGAGGGTCTCTCGGACTTTCAGGAAATCATCTGGCTCCCTGAGTGTCACCTCTAGCATCATATCCTGAGACCAATTGATCTCTTCACTCATCTTTTCCCTCCACGGTCCATCTTGCTTTTAATTACCTCAAGTTGCTCCTTAGTTAGGATACGCATTGCTGCGGTCGCATTCTCAGTGTTATAGCCATAGTATTGCTTTACAAGGGCGAGGTCACTGTCTTTCGACTTTTTATCCCAAGGAGAAAATCTTTTGGATTTCCTAACACTATGTATAAAAAATGAGTATTGCATGTCATTTCGCAGATGACTACTAGCATTCATCTCATTAGCGTGCATGACGGTATCCATATGATGCATCAGACACTTGTTGATAACGAATGCAGGATACTTTTTCATAGCACGCTCATCCTCTGTCAGGTCACCCTGCTTCAGGTTGATGCTATTAAGATAATCCTTGAGGGGAATTTCGTAATCAGATGACATAGGATAATACTCTTTCAGATGGGATTCTTTCTTTGACAGCAAGAGCATTCACAAAGAATACTTGCGTCAGACGAGGCTCTTCAACACGTGTATGTGAGTGCCATGTTTGTGCATCATATAAAATGCACCTGTTATACACATTCTTGACAATGGTAGTTGTCTCAAACTGTGAGTTGTAATCTTCGTATGCATAGTGGAGAGATGCCTCACCCACATCATCCTTTATAGGTCTATAGAAGGACGTGCCACTACCTAAGTCAGGCCATGGGTCAAGGTATACAACACCAGCGACGACACTATCCATACCATCCTTGTGGATGAGACCTCTACCCATCGGGTCAATCTTTTGAAACTGTGTGAGCACAGTGCTGTCCACACCATTCTCAGGTTCTACTACCAGTGAGAGAAACTTAAGAGACATTTTCTTAAACATCTCATAGTTGATATCTTCAATACGCTCACTCCTAGCACCAGGAAAATGTCCTGTCTTGTTGAAGTCTAGACTGAGTGCATAGTCTCTAATCTCATCAGGATTCTCGTAGAAATTATCCCAAACAACTAGAGGAAACTTCATTGGATGATTGCCTCAAGTGGTGTAGGAGGATTCATCTCGTAGTTGGCAACCAACAACTCAGTCTTACGACGATTGTCAGCACGATGCTTCATGCCATAGGTAATACGAAACTCTTCCTGATGGAAACCTGCATACTGCTCTTTAAGATAGTCATCATTGTTATAAGTAACCATCCACTGATGCTTACAATACTTACAATGCTCAATAAAATCTCTGTGGTCAAACCCTTTATGCAATGATGCATCAGTCCCATACAGATAACTGTTAATCATATATGGGGGGTCGAGGAAAACAAATGCACCTTCATCATCATCCATAACCTCAGAGTAATCTAGGTTAGTAATGTGCCAGTGCTGAATCATCTCAGAGATAATCTTAAGATACTTAGCACCACGTGTTGTAAAGTTTTGTCTGGATGCACTCGCAGAGAAGGATGAGTTTTCAGTCAACCCAGAGTAAGAACACTTATTAAGAATCCAAAATAAAACAGCTTGGCGAAAAGGATCTGCCGTGGAAATCTCTGCCTTAGATGCAATGAATAACTCTTTTGCTTTTTCTTCCGACGAGTGGTCCTCCTTAATCCCAACGAGGATGTCAGACAGTTCGTCACCATTGTCGCGAAGGGCGACCCAGAAATTGTAGAGATACTCATACTTATCGTTTACCCAAACGGGGATATCAGGATGAAGGTGTGTGAATAGTAGTGCAACACTACCACCACCTAGGAATGGCTCACGAAACTCCTTAATATCTTTAGGAAACTTCGCCAATAGTTTCTTTGCTACCCGTGACTTACCGCCAGGATAACGAAGAGGTGTTTTCAAGAATTTCATAATGTAATGTCGAGTTGTGGAATGTCCCATGGTCCTACATTCACCTTACCAGTAGGGAATGCATTGAAAGAGATGGTCCATCTGTCATAGTTTTCAACCTGTCTACCTGAGTAGTGCTTCAACCATGCAGGAAACAGAATCAGTTTACCTGGTTCTGCGTCTACTTTTTCATTGATGCCCCACTCAGACTCCATCTTATCATGATACCACACATCTAGGGTATCTGTCACCCTTGGTGTGCAAGGGTCATCAAAAAAGGTCGGAGCACCGTCAGTCAGGTAATAGACAGCACTCAAATATGACATGGGATGTCGGTGTAGAGGGTGTCCAAACCCACTACCAGCAGGAGCATGGTTACTCCATGCCAAAGTGATTTCTAAATTGTCACAATACAGTTTATACGTTGTGCGATACTCTTGCAAGCATTGCTCAAACCACCCAAACAGTTGGTCTACCTCAGGACACACATCATCTTTGATGGTGTGAATGTCTGGACGTGATGTAATCACACCCTCAGGTAGATTAGACTGCATAGCAGGATAAGTCTTAAGAAACTCAATGACCTTATCCGTATTGTGTGTCACATCACAATGATATTCCCGCAACACAACAGGAAATAGATGGACTTCTTTTCCTTGACTAGCCTGCATACTTACTCAACCGCAACGGACCTAATTCTTTCCACCCATGTGCTGTCATCTTTGCCATAGGTTGATGTGCTCTACCCCCAGAGTTGATATCACCATGTGGGAGAGTGTTAAATGCGATGGTATATCTATCAATAGGGTCGTGATTTGCCACACTACAGTGGACCATATATGAAGGAAATATAAAGCAGCCACCTTTACCAGGATGGATGAATAATCTGCTGTCTTCCATCGGTCCACCATCCAAATGGACTTGACCCCACTCACGTTGTGCAAGGGGGTCTAAAAACACCGTTGGAGGACCCTCTGTGAGGTAGAATATACCGCTTAAATAGGACATTGGATGCCTATGTGGGTCGTGGTGGTCACCTGTAGATGCATCACTACGGTTTGCCCATGCCTTATTTACAACAACACGGTCAGCATCCCACCCATTATCAGCGTGTAGTGTGTCAATACAGTGTTGAAACCACTCAAACATGTTAACGAAGTCAGGGTTAGTCTGAATATCGTTGGTGGTGCCCACACCTTCAGGCTCATTCCACCTATGAAACTCTAATTTCTTAGTTTTCTCAAGGACATCATCGACTAACTCATCAGGTGCCTTAAACTTAAAGCATCTAATAGGAAATAATCTTTCAGTAGTATACTTTTGTCTCATGATATGTCTATGTTTGCTATGCCTCCATTGATAGGACCATATGGTAACGCATTAAAGCTTACAGTATATCTATCATCTTCAGCAGGTATAGTGCAGTGCCAAAACCAACTAGGAAAGATGATAAGTTTGTTAGGTACAGCATGAATCACCTCTTGAATAGGTGCATTCTGGGTGATACCTTCCATTGTAATCTTAGGTAGAGTGAATAACTCTAGCGACCCTTGCGACCTGTCATGTATCGGGTCAAAAAAGAGAGTCGGAGTGCCTTCAGTAGCATAAAAGTTACCGCTCCAATACGAGTTAGCATGGCGGTGAGGCTCTTGGGCAGCGCCACGCTCATACTTATTTGCCCACATGGAGGTGATTTTGTATCCTTTGCAGTCATGGTTGTAATGTTGGTATACTTGCCTTAAACAAGCATAAAAGTTTATCGCCAACTCATCGAATCGGTGATGTTTGTGGAGATTTAACTCACTATTCTGCACACCTGTGCCACCCCTGTAAATGAGGTCTAGTTTATCAATCTCTCTAACAACATCCATGTCAAGTTTGAGGTCAAACTCAAATACATTGACTGGATATAACTTATTTACCTTCATTGCAGACGTGAGTTAATCAATTTGGCATAATCACTATTCAATTCTATGCCTCTATAGTATCTATCATTTCTTTTGGCAACTACAGCAGTAGTGCCACTACCCATGAAGGGGTCAAGGATAATATCACCCTCTTCACTGCCTGCTAGGACACAACTCTCAATCAATTCCTCTGGATACACAGCAAAGTGTGCTCCTTTATAAGGTTTAGTCTTGATATTCCATACAGATTTCTTCCTCTTCATTGACTTACCATCTTTTGTAGGTTCTTTGATAGAATCTACATCAAAATAATAATTCTGCTTCTTACTTAGCAAGAAAATATACTCATGTGACTTCGTGCACCTATCTTTCATGCTCTCAGGCATAGGATTAGGTTTACTCCAGATAATATCTTGCCTAAGATACCACCCATCAGCACGTAATGCAAACGCAAGCATCCAAGGGATGCCAATCAGGTCTTTTTCCTTCAGTCCTTCTAGTTTATTGCCACGTCTAGCACATTCTTGAGGTTGGTCGCGTAGAGTTTTGGAAACTGACTGCTTTACAACTGCTTGTCCTTTACCTGGCCTGTAATTGTAGTAACTATCTCCAATGTTTACCCACAATGTGCCGTCATCAGTGAGACAATCTCTCACTTTTCTAAAAATTTCTACAAGATTCTTGATGTATTCTTCTGGTGTCTGCTCTACTCCTACCTGACCTTCTTGGTCACCATAATTCCTCATGCCATAGTAAGGAGGAGAGGTCACACACATACGACACTTCAAATCAACCTCAGCATACACATTAAGTGCATACTTTGCATCGCCAAAAAGAGTTACATCTCTCATAGTATCAGTCATCATGGTCGTCAAATGGGTCATCAAGTCCTTCGTTTGCAAAGAATCCTCGATAGACACCATAAGCAGCAATCAACACGGTGATAACCATAATGGAAATCGGAAACGTGATGTTGGGGTCAAAGTTGTAATGGGGAATCATCATTTGAATTCACACCTCATCATAATTTCAGTCATAAATGCAACCAGATTAATCTCTTGGTCCACAACAAAGGCAGATTTGTATTGATACTCAGCAATCACTAGCACTGCCTCGGGGATAGTGTTACCTTTGAGGTAATTGTATAGATTATCATACACTTTGCGCATGATGTCAATAGGTTCGTTGTCCATATTCTGATTGACCCACTTCTTCATGGCAGTAAACTCTTTATTCTTGAGATACTGCATCAGGTTACTGATTTGAATGTCATTACTGGCACCAAGAATGCCGACATCAATCTTACCTGTAGAAGAATATCGTTGCAACTCATTAAGAGTGCGTCGAAAATCAGGGAAATACTTCTGGACAACCTCAGCAACTACCTTAGGTTCGTAATCAACATTCTCCTCCTCAAGAATCTCCTTGACTCTACCAAAGAATCCTGCAGCAAGCGCAGGTTTGTCCTGTGATGCAGTCGAGAAGTCCACCACAGAGCATCGAGAGTGCAGTGGAGAGATGATTTTGTTTTTGTAGTTGCAGGTGAAGATGAATCTACAATTCTTTTGAAACTCCTCCATGCAGGCACGTAGGAGCAGTTGCACGTCAGGGGTGGTGTTGTCTGCCTCATCGATGATAATGACCTTGTGGGGTGCTGTAGAGGTGAGAGAGACTGTAGAAGCATAGACCTTTGCCTGATTCCTCACAGTGTCTAGGAAGCGTCCCTCATCGGACCCATTGATAACCAGACAGTCAGTCCCCAACTCTTCACACAGTGCCTTAGCAACCGTGGTTTTACCCACACCTGCAGTGCCTGCCAATAGAAGGTTGGGAATCTCACCCTGCTCTAGAAATCCTTGGAAAATTCTACGTGTCGCATCAGGCAGAATACATTCATCAATTTTCTTGGGGCGATACTTTTCAACCCAGAGAAACAACTTATCAGACATCGTAGTTAGAGTTAATAATAATTCGATTCGGATGGTAACTTGGTGACATACCATTGTGGACAATGGTGCCATCAAATACTACCACACGATTTGCTTTAGGGCAAACACGCATATCATTGATAATGGTGTCGCCATCACTGTCATTCACATAATAGACTGCAGAATAGTGCGGTCCATCCATATCAATGTGAGGTTGATGCTCTAGAGGAGTTGGATGATACAGTGTCATATCCAACCGTGCTCTCAGGATTCTAGGAGACTTCAGATAATCCTGTATCTGAAACAATAAAGGCATCACCAATGACTTCAGTGGTGATTGCTCGATATAGTCATCATGATGTATGAGCATGTGACTAAATCCTTGCATACCTAACTCAGGTATACCCTCTCTCTTTGAGATATTATCCTGATAAAACCACTCCATCCTATTACTACCCACATAGTCAAGCAACTCGTGGTGATAGGATGGAGTGAGAAAGTCATCTAAGACTTCAATCAAGGTTCGAGAGCGATGTAGTAGTTGAGTGAGGAGTGAGTTACACTAGAGAAGTTGGCGATATTCTTCTTACTAATGCATACATGGTAACTACCTTCAGCAAGTTTGAGATTCTCAACCTTGAAGCAGTAGCAGAAGTTACGACGCTCAGGTGTAACGTTGCCAGGATTCTCAAATACTACCTTACGAAGAGGCAATGAGAATACGTTAGACGTATCATTTTTCTTGTCCTTCACACAGACACTATACTCACCCTCATAACCATAGATGCAGAGGTCTTCCACACCATAGATACGTGCTGCCTGCATCAACTGAGTGATGTCTGCCTGAGGGAGGTCAAAGTGAATCTCCTTATCAGGAAGGTCAGGGTTGAAGTCAGGGACAGTCGGGATGATATCGGGGTCACTGTAGTAGAAAGTGGTCTTACCCTTAGACTCTTCATCATAGATGACAACTTTCTTGTCATCGGGGAAGAAAAGCATAGGAGTCTTAAACAGTGACACTGCACCAAGGAAGAGTGGCAGGTCATAGATTGCCATCTGCTCAGGAATATACTCCTTGATGTCAGTCAGAGAGATGATGTTTTTATTGACTGAAATAGTATCAATAAATTTACCCTCCTTGATAACAATAGACTTGTTAATCTGAGCAAAGTTACGCAGGAAATCAATAGTTTGCTTGCTCAGTTTGATATTGCGTGGTGCTTCTTGCATAATTATTGAGGATAAGTTTCAGTGGTGGAATGTTTGTCGTTGAAGTGCATCAACAGCACTGCATAGTGTAGCACCTTCATGATGTCACGTCGAGCAGTGCCTTTTCTATCATAGCGTGAAGCATACTTTAGGATATTACTCCTGCAGAATGCTTCACCATCGCCACATGCTTCAATCAAGTCTAGTGTTTGAAAACCATCATTTGAATAATGCTGATTGTATGTGGAGGTGATGTAATCTCTCACCTCCGCTAGAATCTCTTCTTCGTTATACTTCATAGCATGTGGCATAGTAACAATTAATTGTATCAGGAAGCGAGGATGTTGTCAAGGTCCACTTCAGAATCAATTTTGTCATACAACTCAAGGAAGGATTGCTTAGTCTCATCATCGAAACGGTTGAGGCAAACTTTGATTGCCTTCACACGGTCAGAGAAGATGCTGTATGCACGGATGATGTGCACAAGACGACGAGTAGAGATGACTTCATCAACACCACCATCCTTGAAAGTCTTACGGATAATCTCTGCCCATGCAACAAGGTTGTTAATGTAAACATCGTCACAGCAATCCAACTCTGCACAGTAGTTGTGGAGCATCTTGACTTCAGTCTTAGCAGTAGGATACTCCTGCTCAAAGGTTACGGGGAAACGCTCAAGGAATGCTTCATTAAGCACGTTGGTGCCGATGAAACGACCGTCGTCACTACCCTTACCTTTGGTGTTAGCAGTAGCGAAGACGTTGAAACCTGCAGCAGGAGTCACCTGACGACCAATCTTCTTAAGGAAGACACCCTTACCTTCAAGGATAGACTGCAGACAGAGAATCTTGTTAGATGCAAGGTCAATCTCGTCAAGCAGCAGGACAGCACCACGCTCAAGTGCTTCAATCACAGGACCATTGTGCCATACAGTCTCACCGTTGACAAGACGGAAACCACCGATAAGGTCATCCTCGTCAGTTTCGATGGTGATGTTGACACGAATCAACTCACGACCGAGTTGTGCACATGCCTGCTCTACACCGAGAGTCTTTCCGTTACCAGACAGACCAGTGATGAATGTAGGGTAGTAAATTTTAGATTGGATAACCTTCTTGATGTCGGAGAAGTTGCCGAAAGCAACAAAGTTAGGGTCCTTAGAAGGAATAAGTGATTCAGTCTGCTTCACTACAGTCTCAAGTTGCTCACGCACTTCCTGCACAGAGAGATTCCACTTGCCGATACCTGCCTTGTAATCCTTAAGACGCTTTTTAACAGTAGCGAAGGAGCAAGCAAAGTGGTCTGCAGCACCAAGCAATTCTTTTGTGCCAACTTGCTCTCCATGAGCATTAGTAAGATAGTCTACGAGTTGGTCAGTGGTCACGGGGTGTGCTGCAAAAGTCATGAGTGTTTCTTTGTTGTGTATACATGTATTATACACACACCTGAGCGGAATAGTAGTCCAACCATGACGGTTTTCTATCTGGCACACGCAGGTAGTTGTCCTTTACCCATGGTTTACTAGCAACATAACGCTTGTAAGCTTCAATGGTATCAATGGATGTGTCGTATTTCCACTCGTCAGGCATTGCCCTAGCGAATGGTGTATGTTTGTCAGGACATCCCCACTGATACAAATATCCTGCTAGACGGATACTTCTCTCACATGAGTGTTTTTTATCATATCTGTATGTATATTCCTCACATAGAGAAATACCATGCTGAATTAACCATTGAATGTTATGGTCAGATTCAGCAACCCATTTCGTACATGGGTGATTGCGGAAGGCACCCTTCTCCGTTTTGTAAGGAGTGCCATCCGCTTTGAATACTTTGCCTATATTGTGATACCAAGGAGAGTATACAATGCTGAGCATTTGACAGCACTCCAGTGGCATTTTGACAATGTGTTTGTCTGGTAATTGGTGTGCAGATAGCGTAGGGTCGTCATCTACAGTGAAGATATTCATTTCTTGAATACTCCCAATCTAGCAAGGATGTAGATTGAGAGTGATGTCCAGAAAATAACTTCCAAACCGATGTTATTCATGCAATTTGCTCGATAAATGAGGAGAGAATCCTCTTGTTGTTTGCTTTACTCTTGAGAGACTTAGTGAATGCTCTCTTGATGTCTGCTTTGGAATCACTCTTAGGGATGAAATCTACCTCGTCGTTAAGACCAGTAGAAGAGATGAAGTAGTGACGTTGATATCCACCGAAGGGGACTTCACATGCTTTAGTCTTCTTCCATTCTGATGTGATTTTTTGCATCTTGTCATCTTCAACAAAGTCTCTGATGACAGACATAATCTCACGAGTCTGTCCGATACGGAATCCTAGGAAGTTACACTGAGGAAACCTTCCCTTTAGATAGCGTAGCATGGAATGAGTGGTCTGTCTATAGTTATCGACAGAATATGTGCGACCAGTCTTACGGTCACGAAGCATAGTGTTATGCCTCCATGATGTTGCAGAAATTCTTGTCTCACCATTCCACTCACTCTTCTGCCATACACGTGAATACTGTGCTTCACCGTCAGTCAGAATAGATACGTGACACTTCTCAACACCATGCTTTGCTTTGAAGTCTGGGATAACAGTCTGCAGACAAGCAAGAGTCTCATTAAGAGGTGTGCCTGAAAGACTCAAGTGACCTGGCACATAGTGAGTAGTAGGCACCTTAGCACCCTCAGGTTGCATCCAAGAAACTTGATTCCTGTGTGCATACATCATGCAGATACGATAGAGATACAGGCATGACTTGTCAAACTCTTGATTGTTTTGGTCACTGTTGACAAAATTCATCATGAAGAAATTCCAAGGCACATAGAATGTGCCCTCGCGACCTGACTGCTCATCCCTCCAGTCTTTATCTGTAGGCATGAAGTGTGTATCTTGAGTGAAAGCATACACACTGAATGGAATACCAGACTTACGGCAGAAGAAACAAAGTGAAAGGAGTTGCTTAACAGTGTCAAACAGACAATCAACCATACTTCCAGACCAGTCAAGGATAAAAATCAAACCGTGATTCTTACCGTCAGGTGTGACAGTTACTTTCTTGAAGATATCTTCATTGAATTTGTATGTGTGCAACTTAGAAGTATCAAGGACACCAGTCTTAGAGATAGAAGCACGTGCATATGCTGCAGCAGACTTCTTCATCTCAAACTCTTTAGAAAGGTATGCAACTTCACGTTGATTACCACGCTTCCACTCACGGTATGATGCATCAACATCGGTCCAGTCAGGACCACCCATGAAGAATTCATCTTTCTCGTCAGTGAAACGCGCAGCACCCCAGTATTCTTCAGTCATTCTGTTGATTTTATCAGGAGAAACAACCACGTGGTTGAGGTCAACCTTGTCAATCTCCATGTAGTGAGTGACATTCCAAGACTCAGTGCTAGTTTCCTGCTGAAGACGGTCAGCAAAGGACTGGTCAGTAATTGAATCTAGGTCAGACTGCTCACCACCTGACTGCTCATAAGAAGGAGTCTCAAGGTCAGCGGGGTCGTTTTCTTTCTTCTCTTCTTTATCACCTTCACCCTTCTCATCAATCTCCTGTGGGAGGTTATCATCACTTTTCTTTTGTGATGTAGGAGTAGTGCCTGCATCATTGGTGTTACCCTCGACAGGAGCAGGAATCTGCTTGCTCTGTTGCTGTTTGGAATACTCGTAAATAGCACGAGCAGACTCTACTGCATCCTCAAATGTCTCAGCAGCGCCCACAGCGTCTCTGAGGACAATCTCCTCGTCATTAAAAGGCATCATGATATATGCACCAATCTTAAAGTAGAGGTTTACTCGGTCGATAAGATTGAGTTTGTTAGTATCTGTATCTTTTACAGAGAAGAAGTCTCTCTCATGTAGTTGACTATAACCTTGGAAGAAGTCTTTAGTAAGACCTGGAAACTTACGTTTCATTAGTTTCTCAATACGTGCATCCTCTGTGATGTTGACGTAAGATTTTGGGAGGTCAGTCTCTAGGAATCCCCAGTCATCTGCGGGTGTAAAGAGTGCGTGACCGACTTCGTGACCTACGAGCATGTCGTATACACGACCTGATACTTGCCAGATGGGAAGAGTCAAGACACGACGCTCAACGTCGAAGGATGCGGTCTCAACAATCTTGTGCTCAACAACAAGATTTTCAGTAGCGAGGAGTCTGGCGAGGTTACCTTTGATTTCTTGTTGAGTCATGGGTTATTCGTTTGTATACACATACTATAATACGAAACCCTCCGCTTGGGAGGGTTGAGTAGACACTTCTTCAAGTGGCTCCGTCTGGCACGTGCCTGTCGTAGTGCTTGTGGTTTTAGGTGGCGCTTCGCTTCCTTCTTGGAATGGTGCTGCCAGTTAGGGACTTTCATCGTAGACTAACTTTGAGAAATCATTTGGTTTTTCAAACCTTAGGGTGGTGTCAAACTTGTCCAGTAGGACATCTCCCTTGTGAGATATTACAAAGAGGTTGGTCTTTCCGTCAAGATTCCTTAGAATCTTCATCAAATCATACGTTGCTGTAGAGTCCAGAGAAGAATCAAACACCTCGTCAAGGATGAGGAGGTTAGTAGATGCAGAATTCTTCATCTTAGCAATGTCACGCCATGTGAATAGGAGTGACAGGTCAATCTTCTGCTTTTCTCCTTCAGAGAATGATGCATAGGAAAAGACATCACGGAAACGAGACTTAATCTGCTCGGTAAACTCTTCGTCAAGGGTGAAGTTGACAAAGAAATCCATACTTTGCAGGTATTTATTGATTCTTTGGTTAATTAGAGGGATGAATTTGCTGATTACCTTACTTTTAATACCACTGTCCTTCAGCAGATTGCTGACAACCTTCAGGTCATCACAATTCTTGTTGATTTCAGTGCAATCATCAGTAGTTTTCTTCAGTTTTTCACGATACTCTTCCAGTTTAACTTTCTCTGCCTTAGTATCAGGTGTTTCTTTGTTGCACTCATTAAGAATGTCTTGACATTCTCTCAGCAGTCGTGCACTTTCATCATTAAGACTGTTAATTTGATGCTGAATAGTGGTAATTTTCTCACAATTCTGCCTCTGCTCCTCAATCTGACCCCAGATATCATTAATCTGTTTGGTAATCATATCATTACCTTGAGAAAATTTCTCAACTTTAT